AGCCCAGCAATGCTTGAGGAAGGCCGTAAGCAGTTCCCGTCAGAGATTGGCGTGAGCATGATTCGTGGCTGGGGCAACAAAGGCAGACTTGGCTACAACAAAACTGCTGTGGACAAAGGTGTGCAAATCATGGTGGGTGGGCGCGCTCGATCAGGTGTAACACCATTAGTAACGCTGGTGCAGAAAAGCGCAGCTGGCGCAATGTTTAGCCAAGCAGGCACAAAAAACAACAGCCAATTTTCTGATCTGCTTGCCAGTGTTTTTGGCAGGCCTCAGCGTGGCTTGTGGCGATCACGTGCTTTCATTGCAGAGCAAGGCACAGCTGACATTATGAAAGCCGTTGACGAAGTAATCGCAGACGCTAATCGAGCATTAAAAGCAAGGACATCTGGCTAATGGCTATCTACTTACCAATCGTTACGCAATTTAACCCAAAGGGATTAAAGGAAGCCGAAAAAGGCTTTAAAGATCTAGAAGGCGCGCAAGCCAAAGCGAAATACGCGCTGGGCAAAGCCAACAAATACGCAGCAGTAGCGCTTGGTGGTTTAGTTGCTGGCCTTGGTGATGCTGTCAAGGGTGCGATGGAAGATGAGCAAGCCCAAGCAATGCTGGCGCGTCAGCTACAAAAAACCACTGCAGCTACTGATGCACAGATCGCTGGTGTTGAGGCATACATAACTCAACAGGGCAAACTTAAAGGCGTTACTGATGATGAGTTACGCCCGGCACTTGCTGGACTTGTCAGAGCCACGATGGACATTGACGAAGCCCAGAAAGCCGCCAACTTGTCTATGGACATTGCAGCCGCTAAAGGGATAAGCCTTGAGACAGTTACTAAGGCCATGGAAAAGGCATACGGCGGCAACATGACCGCCCTAGCAAAACTGTCCCCAGAACTACGCCAAATGATTAAAGACGGCGCAAGCATGGAAGAAGTAATGGCCGAGATGGCTGTCACTTTTGGTGGTGCCGCTACTGATTCTGCTAACACTGCTGCAGGCTCGATGAAGCGTTTAGGCGTTGCACTCGGTGAGGCTAAAGAAGGCGTCGGCGCTGCACTGTTGCCAATCCTTGAAAAGGCTTTGCCAGTCCTGCAATCGTTTGCCACGTGGGCACAAGACAACCCAACACTGATTACGGCTGTGGCTGTTGCTTTTGGCGCGTTAGCAGCTGCAGTTGTTTTGGTCAATGCGGCCATGGCGTTAAACCCTGCAGTACTGATCACGGCTGGCATAGTTGCCTTAGGCGTTGCACTTGTAATGGCCTACAAAAAGTTTGACACTTTCCGCGCTGTAGTCAATGCTGTTGTTAATCAGGTGGCGCGTAACTTTGAGTTCATGGCTAACGCGTTCATCACAATGATTAACGTAGTTATCAAGGGCATCAACTTGATTAAGCCTGGCAAAGACATTGGCTCGCTAGGGCAAATTAGCCTTGGCCGTTTAGGTGGTGACGGTAGTGCTGCAGCTGGTGGCGCGAACCCTGCAGGACTTGATTACAAAGCAATGGCTACCGGTGGCATCGTTACCAGCCCTACCTTTGCCCTGATTGGCGAGGCAGGCCCAGAAGCTGTTATCCCGTTAGACAAAATGGGCGGCATGGGCGGTGGCGTAACTATCAACGTAAACGGCGGCGACCCACAATCAGTAGTTAATGCCCTACGCACTTACATGCGTCAAAACGGATCTGTACCTATTGCGGTTAGCAACATCTACTAATGGCTATTCAGACTTACACAGCGCTAACGAATGTGCAAAACATTACTGTAAACATTGGTCGTCAGCAACAGTTAAGCCAGTACAACGCTTCTACTGCTTCTGTGTCTTTGCGCTACCCCACAGGTTTTGCATCGCCAATCGCTTCTCTAGTTACTGGCACATTTATAAAGATTGTCAATACCACATCAGGCAAAAACACGCTAATAGGAACCATTAACAATGTCAATGCGCGCTACGGCATCCCCTATGTGGGCGGTGTCGGCAACGCTGACTTTCTAGACTTTTCTGTTGAGTGTTCCTTTGCTCGATTGGGTCGTGCACAAGGTGGTGGCTACGCAATGGCAGCTGCTTCTTTTGGTTCTCAGTTAATTACGGCTTCAATACAATCAGGCGTAAACATGTCTTACAGCCTGGCGTCTAGCCCTAACATGGCTGGCACGACTGTTTCAGGCACTTGGGGCGATTGGCTTAACAGGTCACTGATGACGACTAACTCGCGCATGATTGACGCACAAACTACAAGTGTGCTTGTGGTGTCACCTTTTGACTACACAGTGTCGGCGGTCAATTTCAGTGACACAGCCAACGATGCCACTAATCAGGTGTACGACCAGATTGACTTCACGAGCCTTGCCGACAACTACTACACACAAGTCACGGTTGACCCTGAAAGTTACGCAGCTCAGACGGTGACACAGGCTGGCGCGGTTAAGCCGTACCGGACTTTACAAACCAACACTTTCAACGCTTCGACTAGTCAGGCCACAGACTTTGCTAATTATCTGCTCGGGGCTTATGGTGGGCAGACTTTTGCTATTGGCTCGTTTTCGTGTTCGGCTGAGGCTCAAAACACTTTTAAGCTTGACCAGATTGGCTCGGGCGCTTCTTCGGGTGCTTCGTCTGTGATTGGGGCGCAGGTGTCTGTGGCGTTTCGTGGCACTACTTTTCAATGCATTGTTGAGGGTGTCACTATTTCGGCTACGCCTGCTGGTTCGCGCTACACGTATTTCGTGTCAGGCGATGCTCTCAACGATTATCTGCTTTTGGATAATGCGGTGTTCGGGCGACTTGACTTCAACAGATTAGGATATTAACTATGGCTATAAACACGACTTTTTCCACAGGGGCGGTGCTAACGGCAGCACAAATGAACAACCTGCCGTGGGGCATAGTTGATTCTGTTAGCGGTACGGCAACGACTGGAATTACTGGTGGTACCACTTTGGCGGTGTTATCAAAGTCAATAACTATTGCGGCTGGTCGGCAGTACCGCGTCAATGGTTATTTAGGTTTTCAACCATCTGCCAACTCAAACGGCAACTTTTTATGGTTTACGGTCACAGGTGGCATATCAAAGTTTTTATGGGGCCGTGCTGACATTATCGATGCCAACTATCCGCAATATGTTGGTGGTTCTTACATCACAACAGCAACCGAATTGGGTGTCACATCAGGAAGTAGCGCAAAGACATTTACTCTTAATTTAAGATGTGCAGGCAACGGTTCATTAAACACAAACCCTGACGGTGTTGTTGGTGCTAACTCGGCTGTGCAATCAATGTGGATTGAAGACATAGGTGCAGCATGATTATTGCACTTTGTCTGATTATCGTGGCTTTACTAATTACTCCCCCAGTTGTGTTGGTTCTTGCTTTTAAAGGCATACACGCATGAAACGCCTACTGCTAATTAGCGCCACCCTCATAACCCTCACAAGCTGTGCAGACCGTGAACGCCTCAACTGCCCACCAACCAAAAACAAAGCCCTACGAGGCGTAACCGAAACAATCTCAACAACCATTGCACCTGCCTATGGCACTGGAGGGAAGTGCGTATGAAACCAGACAACAGACACACAAACGAAGAAATAAAAGCACGACTTATTTTTGTTGTAGCCATCGGCTTAACACTTGCTTTTCTTGCTTCCATCTTGGCATTGCTATACGGCCTTTTGTTTGTAACCCAACCGCTCGAAGTCTCACCTAATGACGATGCTGCATGGTCTGTACTGTCGCCAATGCTCGCCACCCTTACAGGGGGGCTCTTGGGGGTATTAGCAGGTAATGGTTTGAAGGACAGACCGAAAGACCCACCAGCACCATGAAATACACCGGGTACGACAAAACAGCCACAGCCAAAATGGCAGGCACCGAAAAGTTTGTTGACCTCTGTTCTCGTAGATGGGGCTTTACAAACCTAGGCACGCTAGTGGTCAGAGAAATGCGATCAGGGCAGGGCATGAGCGTGCACGCAACAGCCCGAGCTTGTGACATTGGCTTTAAGGACACAAAAGAGGGGCGCGCTGCAGCTGTGCAAGCAATGCAGTGGTTTGTCAAGTATTACAAAGAGCTAGGCATTGAAGAAGTCCACGACTACGGCGGCCTTATTAACGGCACGTGGCAGGGCTGGCGCTGTAACAGAAACGGCAAGCCAGGCTGGAAAAAGTGGACTGACCAAGACAACGGTGGCTCAAAAAACGGGCGTTGGATTCATGTAGAACTTGCCCCGCAATCGAATGGTGGCCACGCTGAGGATGGCGTAGCCCTAGAGGCTGCATGGCGCGCACTTCCTAAGCCATAAGAATTCCCAGACACTGTTTGAGCAGTGCTGGGGCTAGGTGGTGGGTACTTTGTTTCCATTGGGTATCCACCACCGACTTTCTAAATTGTGTAAAGTAACCACCGCTACTCAAATAGCAGAAAGTCAGAG